GGAAACCTTTGAGGTGATTTAACATGGTTGGATATATTAACACAATTGCAGATTTAGAAGCACAAACATACGGAACAAACGCTACTGGGCATATTAGCAATCAATTGCTAAAGGCCGCAGGAACAGTAAGTGGCATTCATGTCGCTCACGATGGTTCATTAAGCGACCCAACAGGAATTAACGCAAATCTTTACAACAAGATTTACGGCCAAAAGGTTTGGTCTATGCTTAACCGAGAATGCAACGCATTGTCTGTTATTGCAAAGCGACCTTATTCTTCAAGTGGTTGGAGAATCCTAAAGAAGCGACCTGCTGGTGGTGCTGGTAATTTCCTTGATATTACCAAAGCCTCCAATACGGCTCTTTCAGACGGTCTTTATGGTGGAGATGAACTTCGTGCTGACCGAATTGGTGGTGTTCCCGAAAATGCATCATTAGATTCAAACACAGATGGTTTGATTTCAATTGCTCCCGAATACGACACACTATTCACCAGTCCAAAGATTATTGCTCATCAATTCGCTTTCAGCGAATTGGCTATGGAAATGGCTCAAATTGACGATGGTATCGGTGATATTCGAGCGCAATTAAGAGAAGACATGGGTAAGCATCACGCTGAAGTTCAGAATACTATGCTTGTTATGCCTTTAGAAAACTATGACCCTGATACGGCATATACTACACTAAACGCTATTGATAGAGGATATACTTCTCTTTACAAGATTGTAAGTAATTCTGATGAATTAACAGAAATGGCGGCTGGTTCTGGTGGAAACATGATTGCTTCCGCATCTGCTCAACAAATTGACACTCTTTACGGAAAACTCCGAAGTGTATCAGGAAACGAGTATTTGGACGCAGAAGTTTCTTTCGGTGATGGCTACCTTTCGGGAGAAGCACGACAATTGACGCTTACCGTTATTAACGATATGGTTCGCAGACTCCGTGTTGCAGGTGGTTCTCCAAAGGTTATTCTTACTGGATATGATACACTTCAAACGCTTTCTGACTTATTACAGGCTCAAGAGCGTTTCATGGATAGAAAGGAAATTGTTCCTACTGTGAACGGTGTTCGTGGTGTTAAGGGTGCAGAAGTCGGATTCCGTGTTTCTACTTACTACGACATTCCTTTGATTCCTGTTGCTGCTATGCCTTCTACTGGTAATAACTCCAGTTTGATTAGTGATATGCTTTTCCTTGATACTGACCATTTGTGGCTATCTGTTATGAAGCCCACTCAATACTTTGAAGATGGTATTAGCAACGGAAACCCATTCGGTGTTGG